ATGCGTAGCTGAAAATTTTGTTAGCTGTGGCGACACGTTTTGTGTTGACTTTGTCAGCTGAATATGCGATCTTTGAGAACATACGTTCGAGATCTATCAAATTCTTGCTGCTGACTAACGGATTTGGGTAAATACGAGACAACATTGAAACACTGTCTGTGCTTTTCCGTAAAATGGGTTTGCCAGTGAGTCCGAACAGTGAGACAGCTTCAAGGAAAGCTGCACTATCAATCTCCACGATCAGACCATCATCTCCACCTACCAAAACTTGGTTTTGGATCATAACTGCGATATAATCGATGTTTTCCGGTGTGAGCGGTTCATGACTTCTGAAGAATGCAGTGAAGTGGCTGATCACAAAGGCGATCACTGTGACGGACAAGTTGACCATCGAATTCATGATAGACGTTTCAGGAGTTCCTGATTGGCGGGAATAACCCATCTTGAATGCCTGTTGAAATTCAGTGGAATAAACTTGGTCCAATTGTGAATCCTTGATTTGTTTTGCAACCATGAAATCTGGGAACAAAAATGCAGCTTTCAACACGACCAGTTCAACTTCATAAGTGAACTGATTTTGAGTGCCGTCAAATTTTGAAAAGTCATTCTCAGTGATAAACCCTCCGAGACCGGCAACGCAAGCCAATCGGTGGACTGACTCTGCAATAGCCGACGGTGGACTACCAAACACATAAACGCCTGGCATCGATTCTTTGAAAAGTTCAGTCAAAGGAACGGTGTAGGCGCTCATGTGCGCCCAGTAATAAGAGTTTGCATTGCAAATGACTCTGGCGTCAGTTGTGAACTCCCGTTGGTTCACCATATTGAGTTTTCCCTGTTCATGTTTCAGGAATATAGTGTTTGCAGCGTCACGCCAACCCATCTTGATGCCTGGAACAGCTGGTTCAGAATATTCACCGATCAAACGAGAAAGTCGTTTGTAGGCTTTTGAACCAGTCTCCATAGTTGCAAGCAATTCTTCCGAACTGCGGCATGAGGCAGTTTGGCGTACAAAGACATGGTCAAAGAACTGTTTTAGTACGCCAAGAGCATACATCC